GCCACAATTCGACCGGCGTCGACTGAAAAACGATTGCCAATAATGCCCAAATGACCCAAAGCTTTTATTCCTATGTTTTGCGTCTGGCACGCAATCATTGGCAAGTTGGGCAATTGTTTTCTGATAGCCCAACTTGCCAATGTTTAGGCGTAAACTGTTTAACTATAAACTGTTCGGCTATAAACTGTTTGCATGTAAACCGTTTGCCAATAAACTTTATGCTGCATTGCACCATGGTCAGGGCATAGGGGGGGGGAGGGGCCCGGCGGGGGGTGGCACCGGTCACGAAGGGATTACGCACAAATTTTTTTATTTTTTGAAATTGACCCCACGCAAACAATCTTTTGCGCTTACAAAAAACGCAGGCTATAGTGGGCGCATGACTTGGCACTCATTACCCAACGCACCGCGTAAATTGCAGGCCACAGAGGCGCGCTTGGACGCAATCTATGCGGCTGCGCGTAACGGCTTGAAGGGTGACGCGTTGGCGCTGGCTGCGGGGTTGCTACCTTCAGAATACCGCCAACTTTGCCAATTTGACCCATTGGCTGATTTGGCGGAACAGAAGGGGCGCGCTGACGGGGAGATGGAAATCTCCGGTATTCTGCATGACGCCGCGCGTCAGGGCGACGCGAAGGCGGCGCTGGAAATCTTGAAGCACGCGCATGGCTGGACGGCCAAGACGGCAATTGACGTAAATATCGACCAGACCATTTCGGTCAAGCACGCTTTGGAATTGGCGCAGCAGCGCGTCATTGACGGGGCGTTTAGCGTTGTTGAACAGCTAGAGGACATAGACCGTGCAAGCACCAATCTATTCGGCCCAGGACGAGATGGAGTTGATGGCGCGGCTGTGGATGCCCAGCTTGAAGGACGATCCGCTAAAGTTCGTCCTGTACACGTTCCCGTGGGGGCAAGCGGGGACGCCGCTTGAACACTTCCAAGGCCCGCGCAAGTGGCAGCGGGAAGTGCTGCAACAGCTCGCTGACCACATAAAGGCCAACAATGGAAAGCTGGATTTTGACACCTTTCGAATGGCTACATCCTCTGGACGTGGCATTGGTAAGTCTGCGCTGGTATCGTGGCTAGTCATCTGGATGCTCTCGACCCGCATTGGATCAACGACCATCGTGTCGGCCAACTCGGAAGCGCAGTTGCGCTCGGTCACATGGGCGGAAATAACCAAGTGGCTGTCCATGTCCCTCAATACCCACTGGTTTGAGGTGAGCGCCACCCGCCTCATGCCAGCCAAGTGGCTGACGGATATTGTGGAAAAAGACCTGAAGATGGGCACGCGCTACTGGGGCGTAGAGGGGCGGCTGTGGTCGGCTGAGAACCCTGACGCGTACGCGGGCGTGCACAACTTTGCGGGTGTGCTGTTGGTGTTTGACGAAGCGTCGGGTATCGACGACGCCATCTGGTCGGTGGCAGCGGGCTTCTTTACGGAAAATACACCCAACCGTTTCTGGCTGGCGTTCTCCAACCCACGCCGTAACAGCGGGTACTTCTACGAGTGCTTCAATTCCAAACGGGAGTTTTGGCGCAACAAGGTTGTAGACGCGCGGTCGGTCGAGGGGACCGACAAGCAGGTGTATCAGCAGATTATTGATGAGTATGGGTCAGACAGCAGCCAGGCGCATGTGGAAGTCTACGGTGAGTTTCCTAACGCGTCGGACGACCAGTTCATTGGGTCGCGGATTGTGGACGAGGCTATGGACCGCCCGCGCTGGAAGGACCAGACGGCGCCCATCGTAGTTGGCGTGGACCCAGCGCGGTTTGGGTCGGACAGCACGGTCATCGCCGTTCGGCAGGGACGCGACATCGTGGCTATCAAAAAGTATAAGGGCGACGACACGATGGAAGTCGTGGGGCGCGTTATTGAGGCAATCGAGGAGTACAAGCCTGCGCTGGTGGTCGTGGACGAGGGCGGGCTAGGGGCAGGCGTCGTGGACCGGCTCAAGGAGCAGCGCTACAAGATCAGGGGCGTGAACTTCGGGACGAAGAGCAAGAACCCGCTCATGTGGGGAAACAAGCGCGCGGAGATGTGGGGCGAAATGCGCGAGTGGCTGAAAAGCGCGGCCATCCCCAAGGATAGGTTTCTGAAGAACGACCTGACGGGGCCCATGATGAAGCCCGACAGTAAGGGGACGATCTTCTTGGAAAGTAAGAAGGATATGAAGTCGCGGGGGCTGGCCTCGCCCGACGCAGCGGACGCCATCGCGGTGACGTTTGCGTTTCCGGTGGCCCACCGCGAGACAATTGACCGCAACCCTAGAAAGGGATACTCTGCGGCAGGAATAGCAACTTCTTGGATGGGAGCATAGGTCATGGCTAACACGAAATCAATCGGTGTTGCGTTTGAAGACCAGAACATTAACGGGGCAAATATCGTTTTGGTTGACGAGCAGCTTGGCTACACCGCCGCAGGACAGGGCACGGTTACGCAGGCAACCAGCAAGTCAACGGCTGTGACGCTGAACAAGCCCGCTGGCCAGATCACGATGAACAACGCATCGCTGGCAACTGCCACCAACGTGACGTTTACGCTGAACAATAGCTTTATCAGCGCCAACGACATTCTCGTCCTCAACGTGGCCGCTGGCGCTACCGCAGGCGCGTACAACTGTTGGGTGTCTGGCCTAAGCGTTGGTAGCGCGTCCATCACGGTGCGAAACATTTCGGGCGGTTCGCTGTCTGAAGCGGTAGTGTTGAATTTTGCGCTGATCCACTGCGCGTAATAGACAATGCCTCTCGTCAAGTCTGCGAGCAAAGACGCCTTCCGCAAAAACATTAAAGCGGAAGTGGCTGCGGGTAAGCCCGTCAAGCAGGCTGTTGCCATCGCGTACGCGACCAAGCGCGCGGCAACAGCCAAGGGTAGCATGTCTAAGAAAGGCAAGTGATGGCGAAAAAGGGCGTCTCATTAGCTGTTGGGCGCGGCGAGAAATTGCCGACCAAACAAGGTGCAGGTCTGACCGCTAAAGGTCGGGCTAAGTACAACCGTGAGACAGGGTCTAACCTGAAGGCCCCAGCGCCCAACCCTAAAACAAAAGCTGATGAGGGGCGCAAAAAATCTTTTTGCGCTCGCATGGGTGGTGTGGTAGCTAAGTCTAAGAACGCCGAACGCGCAAAAGCCAGTATGAAACGGTGGAACTGCCCATGAAAAAGCCCGGTCTGTACGCTAACATTCACGCTAAACGCGAGCGCATCGCCGCCGGTTCCGGCGAAAAAATGCGTAAGGTTGGGGCTAAAGGCGCACCGACGGATAAGGCGTTTAAGCAATCGGCCAAAACCGCTAAGAAAGGCAAGTAATGGCTGCGAGCGATGTAGAAGCCGCTGGTAAGGTTTCCGAAGCCGACGACCATGACCGCCTTGCAACCATGCGGTCGCGGTTTACGATGGCGTTGTCTGCGTATTCGGATAGCCGCGAAGACGAACTAGACGATTTGCGCTTTATGGCGGGCTCGCCCGACAACCAATGGCAGTGGCCCGCTGACGTGCTGGCGACCCGTGGTTCGGTGCAGGGCCAGACGATCAACGCGCGGCCATGCCTGACCATCAACAAGCTGCCCCAGCACGTCCGTCAGGTGACGAACGAACAGCGTCAGAACCGCCCGACAGGCAAGGTCATCCCTGCCGACGACAAGGCCGACATCGCGGTTGCGGAAGTGTTTGATGGCATGGTGCGCCACATCGAATACATCTCAGATGCTGACGTGGCCTACGACACGGCTTGCGACAACCAGGTTACTTACGGTGAGGGTTACATCCGCATCCTGACGGAGTACACCCGCGAAGACAGCTTCGACCAAGACCTGAAAATTGGCCGCATTCGTAATTCGTTTTCGGTCTACATGGACCCTACCATTCAAGACCCGTGCGGGTCAGACGCTGAATGGTGCTTCATTACTGAAGACATCACCAAGAAAGAGTATGAGCGCCTGTTCCCTGATGCAGCACCAATAAGCTCGCTGATGACGCAGGGCGTGGGCGATCAGTCTACAAGCCAGTGGCTCTCAGAAGATACGATCCGCATTGCGGAGTATTTCTACTATGAGCATAAGCGCGAAACGCTGAACCTGTATCCTGGCAATCTGACGGCGTTTAATAATTCGCCGCTGGACAAGCAGATGAAGTTTACCTTTGGTAAGCCGCTGCGGTCGCGCGAAGTAAACCGCAAGAAAGTTAAGTGGCTCAAGACTAACGGTTTTGAGGTGCTGGAAGAACGCGATTGGGCGGGCAAATATATACCCATCGTGCGTGTGGTCGGCAACGAATTTGAGGTTGACGGTCAGCTCTATGTGTCAGGCCTTGTGCGTAACGCCAAGGACGCCCAGCGCATGTACAACTACTGGGTTAGCCAAGAAGCCGAAATGCTGGCTCTGGCACCCAAAGCACCATTCATTGGTTACGGTGGCCAGTTTGAAGGCTACGAGA